TGGGCTATTGTCCATAGCTGGGAACAATCCAAGATTATCCAAGCCAAGATTCATAGCTTGATTGGAAAAAATGAATATGCGGATGATTCCCCCGACTTTCTCGAGGGCCGTGGGTATCGTGCCAAGAATCCATGGTTCAAATTAAAGAATGGTTCCATGTTGTTCTTCAAGACTGCCAACCAAGGAACCTTGGGCGCGGCGTCCGGTACAATCGATTTCTGTTGGATTGATGAACCCTGTCCACAAGCGCTATTTGGAGAATTGGCGGCCCGACTACTTCGGAATCGTGGGCGGATGCTTATGACCATGACCCCAATTGGTGGTGGTGATTTGTCTTGGTTAAAGAAGCTCACAGAAACAAAGCCCCCACGGGTGAAAGATATACATGCTCCCCTATCCGTGGAGAATACAACCCCCATCGATTTGGATGGAACACCATTGGAACCACTTCTTCTTCAATCGGATGTCGATAGAATAGCGGATACATATCTTTCCATAGATAGGGCGGCCCGCTTGGAAGGAAGTTGGGATGTTGGCGTTCCCATGGATGGAAGAATCTTTGAACACTTTGGTGAAGACCACATATCAGATGCACCATGTCCCACGGGTGAATATAAGTTTTCCATTGGAATCGACCATGGACACCATCCAAATTCACAGTGTGCTATCTTGGTTGCTATCTCAGAAGATGACAAAACCATCTATGTGTTGGATGAGTATTTCGCCGCCGGTGGTGAACAACAGAAAGCCACGGCAAGAAGACACGCGCGCGCCATTGTTGCCATGATTAAAAGAAATGGATTGGAACCCCTACAGATAAACCGATGGACGGGGGACCGCCCACACGGTGGAGGAAAGCACGGTGGGAGAATGTCCAATTCTCTATTGCGTTCAGCTCTGGAACACGTGTTGGATTATCCCGCCAATTCTTGCCCATTCAGAATTCACACAGCACACAAACCCCGATGGAGTGTGTATTATGGATGCCAATTGGTGAGTGAAGCCATGGTTCAAGGTAGATTCATTGTGAATCCAAAGTGTAAGAGATTGATTAGAAGCTTATCATCATGGACACTGAAAAAAAGTGGTGCCATGGATAGACTTTCTGAATGGAAACATGCAATTGATGCGCTAAGATATGCCGTGGTTCCCATCTTGGATTCCAAGTATAGCGCCCCCAAATTTTCAAAAATACCAATTCATAGGAAGTAAAAATGTTAACAATGCCAGCCAAGCCCATCTTTCCAGATAAGGCATCCAATGATAGAAGTGAAACAACAGCAAGAAGAAGAAGATTGTTGGAAGGAAATTGGGCTTCCGATTTGGAAGACTTCATAACGGATTCCGTGGCGCTCGATAGACGCGCGATTTGGGGAGCCTTGGACACATCATCCAACGTTTTCAAACAAGGATGTGAAGCCTTGGCGGTTCTTTATTCACGGAAACCATCCGTGGGGATTGAAAGAGAAAATGCAGAAGCCGCGCGTGAATTTATTGGTCCCCAAGGTGCTTTGGATAAGTCCCACTATTTTGAAATGATGGCATCCATACAGATGAAAACAATTGGACTTCGTGAAATGCTCATGAGAATAGACATTTCAGATTCCAACCAAATCATGTTCCGACCCGTCACCCCGGATATGGTTTTTGCAACGGCCCCAGCTGGGGACCCCATGAAACCAAACTATCTTTATGAATTACGACTTCGAAAGAATGATTCCACGGGGGAAATGTTTTGGACGGCAGATGTCTATGATTTGAGAGATAAGAATAATCCCCAATACAAAGTTCATCATGTGGAAGCGGATGGACTATTGGGTGAAGAGATGACAGAAATGTTTCTTGGTGGAAACATGAGTGGGGCCAATTATCCATATCGAGATTCCAAGGGTGAACCGTTTCTTCCATGGGTGTTCTATCATGCTTCCATAGATGGACAATTGTTTTCCCCTTATGAATTGTCTGAAGTGGTGGCGGGTTCCATGGTTGCTTCCACGTACTATACATATTTGAAACATCTGATGTTTGATGCTTCATTTCCACAAAGATATGTGGCTTCCCTACAATTGGCGGGACTGAATACCATGGACACCAACATGGCATCCCAAAGAATGAGTGTTTCCACGGACCCATCATCCATTCTTTGTTTCACCGCAGACCCTGACAGCACCACCCAACCTTTGATTGGACAATTCCAAGCGGGAATGAGTGACCCCGCCACAATGTTGGGAGCTATCACCACCTATGAAAGAAGATTGGCTACACAAATGGGGATAGACCCCGCAAGTGTTCAAAAGGTTTCCAGTGACCCAAGAAGTGGTTATTCCATCGCGATGAGTAAGGAAAGCATGAGGGAAGCCCAAGAAAGATATGAACCGGTGTTTCGTGTCTCAGATATAGAAGCCATTGAAAAGGCGGCGATGATTTCCAACGCCATCTTGAAAACATCATATCCGGAAAGTGGATATGTTATCCAATATGAGTCTATCGAGCTATCCGAGATGGAACAAAAGTCCCAGCGTGAAAACATCATCGCGCTATTGGATAAAGGATTGCTTTCACCGGTGGATGCCATGTTCAAACTATATCCAGATTTGGCAACGGAAGAAGAAGCCATCCAAAAACTTAGAACAATCAGACAACAAAAGATTGAATTTGCATAACCCCAACCAAGGTATAAACCATGAAAACAATAACCCATGAAGGCCAAGAATACATTTTGAAAAGTGAAGTGGATGGAATCGTTCGTGAACGACTATCCAAAGTTACGGAAACCAAAAGAAGCGCGGAAAAACGTGTATCTGAATTGGAATCCCAACTTGAAGACATGAGTTCCAAAGTAAAAGGAGCGGAAGCGATGGCGTCCCAGCTTGCAACCCTCCAAGATGAATTGGCGATTTCCAATCAAAGATATGAACGGCACCAAGCAATAGCCGCCCAAGGAATCACGGACCCCGAAGTGAGGGACCTTGTAGAATGGCAGTATAACAAAGCCATGGATTCCAAAGCCAAGAAGGATAGAATCCCAATGGGTGAATGGATGGCAACCATGAAAGAAGGTGGAGAAGTTCCCACGGTATTGAAGCCATATTTCCAACCCCAAGAAGCCCCACAAGACACCCCCCAAGAATCCACCCCCGCCAATGTGGATAGAAGCCAAATCCAAAGCCTTGGTGAGCCTATACAATCCACGCCACGTCCATCCACCAATCAAGGTGTAGCCCAAACCCAAAACCATTCCACAAGTGGGGACGTTTGGAAACGTGCAGCTTCTGACTTCGAGTTCTACCAACAAAACCGCGCGGAACTTCGAAAAGCGTACTATGCTAAGAGAAACAACAGATTCAAACAATGATAAGAGACATCACCGCCTATCAAATAGATGGTGAATACTATCTTCATGAAGGAACGCCCAATGGCAACACAAAGAAAAAAATCAAGCGCATTATCCAAAAAAATCAAGAAGCTAAGAAGCGAGGGGAAGCCCATGAGACAATCCATTGCTATAGCTTTGTCGATGGTTGGGAAGAAGCGCAAAAAACCAACCCGTCCCAAAAGGGGACAAAGAACCAAAACTAACCGTAGAAGAAAATAAGGAGGTGCCAAAATGGCAGCTGTAGATTTAACAAACTTGAATTGGTCCAATGGTGGCGCCACATATAAACAATCAAGTGTTGGTGTATTAAACCAAGAATTCAAGCTTCCCAAGTGGGCCAAACTTGTAACCATTAAACCAGCGGGACAAGATGTATTGTTTTCCTATGATGGAACGGATGGAGCTTCCCCAAGTTCCCACGCGTTCCCCCATCCCGTGGATGCAATCATTCAATACAACCCAGTACAAACCGCCCAAGAAAGAAGTATATATATTGCAAGTTCCACCGGAACCGCCACGATATACCTCATTTTTGAATAGACAATAGGAAGGAACCATGGCTATCCCTATTTATTCCCCCGGTGGTGGGGGGATTACCCAAACCACCACGGAATTTTTGAATCAATCTAGTGTATCAATTTCCCATAATTTCAGCCATAAACCACGTGTGATTATAGTAGATTCTAGTGGTGAAGTGATTATGGGGGACATACAATATTTTTCCAATTCCATCACTATCACATTTTGTACCACGGTAACGGGTACGGTATACCTAACCTAACCAACCACACTATGGAGTATTACACCCATGCAATTTTATAACCCCGAAGTCGTCTTTAAGGGCGGCGTTAAATGTGACAATGCACCAACCGAGAATGGACACCTTGTAAGAAAGCAAGATGTAGCAGATTTATCATATATTTCCGCAATTGCTTCCGGTTCTTCTTCGATGCTTTCAGTATCCAACGGAGAGCTTTCCATCTCGAATCTTGCCATCACAGATGTTCACGTGGACAACACCCAAACTTCATTGGATAACTTCATTGCCAACGAATCTTCCACGGCGGCGGGACTTCAAGAGGGTGATGTTCTCATTCTTACAGCTCCAAGCGATGGAACTGAAACATATATTGTAAGCGGTGCCAACGGTTCAAGCGCGGCGAACTATACACAGATTGAAAGCCCATTGAGCGCGGCAGAAGTGGGCGCAGTTCTCCAAGCTGGTGATGGAATTAGCGTCAATGCTTCCAACGCTACAATCAGCGCCAACATCGCGGCGGGTGCCGGACTTGCTTCAAGTGTTTCCAACGGCCAAATCACTTTGACAGTGGATGCAACAAGTGATGAAATCAGTGAAGGTTCTTCCAATCTATACTACACCGATAGCCGTTCAAGAAGTGCTATCTCTTTGGAAACCGTAGCAAGTCCCGATTCCAACTTGATGCAGTACAACTCTTCCACCGGTGAAATGAAAGTTCTTCTTTCTGACATCACTGGAGAGTTCACAGCGGGAACCGGTCTTTCATATTCAAATGGTGAATACTCTTTGGATGCGGATACTGATGATGTGTCGGAAGGTGTTTCCAACCTATACTTCACAGATTCACGCGCGCGTGGTGCTCTTTCCGGTGGAACTGGTATTTCTTACACAAGTGGAACCGGTGCAATTGCCATCGATTTGGTTGGTGGAACCGCTATTGGAATTAGTGGAAACACCATTTCATTCAATGGTTCTTCCGATGATGTAAGTGAAGGAAGTACAAACCAATACTTCACCCAAGCACGTGCACGTGGAAGCGTTCAAGCAGATTCCACCGTTGGAAACCTTCTTTCATACAATTCCACAAGTGGGGACCTTCTTGTATCCACTTCTTCCGTTCGTGGAGCTTTCAGCGCGGGAACCGCTATTGGGCTTTCCAATGGTGTTATCTCT